CGCTCCCAGAAGATCGCTCCCTCGCCGCACTTACCTGCTTCGAAGGTTCTCTGGTTGTAGGCGTAGGAATACAACTTGCGACCCGATACCGGGTGGATGTTGTAGAAGGCAGCGCACTTAGCTAGTGCGTAGTCATCGTCACCAGGCTTGGGTAGTAGGTGACGGCAGTCGATACATAACTTCATGTAACACCTATAAGATAAGATAAGATAGATACGAGAAACATCACTAGAACAGAAAAAAAAAGAACTGTCAACTGTCCGTTCGTTCACAGAACATCAGGACAAAAGAACCTCCAAGGTGGCATGGCAGCCAGCCTCACCCGCAGGGTCACTCATCTAAGATGGTTCCTGCCAGTGCTCCCTTGAGGCCAGATTCATTCATGCCGAGCCTGAGACCACCCAGGAGGTTCGACACTTGTGCAGTCGCTCTGGAACGCTGCGCGGCTCGCAGGGGGTGGCATACCCTGGCCGATGTACTCTTCCCTGCGGCCCATCTAGGCCCACTGCTAACGCGAGGAGTGCGGGCGAAAAAAAAGGACTTACTGCTGCACCGGGTGGAACACCCCGTTGGGGTCCGATGCATGAGTAAGTCCTCTTCGTTACGTTCCACGGTAACGGGGTCAACACTAACACAAAAAAAACCCCGATGCAAGACCGGGGTCAAGTCCCGAGTGGGACATCTAGGAGACAGCACGCGAGAAAGGTTCACTCTAGCACATCCTCGATCTCTAGCATTGCTCGGCGCAGCTCTTCCGCCTCCTCTCGGGGCGTGTGGGGCTGGATCATCAGGACGTAATAGGCGCTCTCCATGGCCGACAGAGCGCGTTGCAGGACACGGTTCAATTGTTCATCCACCGTTCTTCTCCTTGAGTTTGGCTTCAATTAAACGAACAAACGTCTCTTCATACTCGCTATCAGCAATGTATTGCACCTCCTCATCCGTCAGACCGACCCACGGGCGCCCCCGCTCATGCGCGGCGACAAGGTTGGCGAAAGTTCCCATCATCTCCCCAAAAAACCCTACGCAAATAGGAAAGCCAGCCTCTTCCGCCATGCGGATGATGTCATCGGGTTTCATGTCTTTCTTCCTGTAGTGGTAGTCGTGAGAAGTTCCGCAGGATGTACGCATACTCGGGTTCTCCTCGAAATGGGTTGGATGTCTTGTAAACCCTCTCCGCCTTGGGAGGGATGTACAACCAACACTGCTTACAGATGACCTCGTTCCACTCTAGTCTGCGTTCTATCTTCCCCGACTTCGCCATGATGGAAAGCCTGGCGTTCAGGGACGATCGGGGCATTCCAGAGATGCTCATGTCAGTAACGAACATCTCTCCTTTATCACTCAAATAGTTAAAGATCGCCTGTTCGTTATCCATTCTTTTCCCTCAATATCTTTTCTATCATCCTAGCGAATGCCACTGTCCACTTGCTAGGGTCTTTATAGAATATATATGCCTTGTCGAACTCTACATGGTAGAACGCTGCTTCAATATCTCCCGAGGTTAGTTCCTCCCACTGTTTATTAACGGGGTCTTGAATGATCTTAGGGATACCATCCTCATAATAAACATCTTTGACCATCCACTCGCCGTTCACGAGTCTATCCCCGCAATGCCTGACACGATGGCAATGATCAGGCCAACGAACGCAACCTCTAGGTCGCCTATCATGGCCCCGGCAATGCCGGTACAAAACGAAATTAAGAATATGATTGATAACACGATGGGTCCTCGATGATGGGGCGGTGGTTAGCCGCCCCGATAAGATTAGATAACGTAAGCGGACTTGTCGTGCCCGTTGATCCAGCGCGGGGACTTGCCACGCCCGGACCAGGTTGCCCCTGATACCGGATCACGGTACTTAGGCGGGACGGTCCTGCGTTCTCCCTTGCTCGGCAACGATCCTTTACCGGGCTGTAGCTTCAGATCGGCAGCGGTGATGCTGTAACTGGCGATCATGGCCTTGCAAGCCTCGATAGCTTGCCGCTTCTCTTCCTGCTTGACTTCCTCTGCTTGACGCAGAATCTCAGCGGCTTTTGCCTGTAGTTCTTCGTACAACATGGTCAACACTCCAAAGATGCCCCGAAAGGGGCGATAAGAGGCCCAACACGGGCCGGGAAATGTGCAGGCAAGGCTACCCTACCTGCACGGGTTCAAGATCGGTTGTAGGGTGTTCTACGCTCATCAGTGCCGGCACTACCGGTAGACCCTCCGAAGAGGGTTTCGCGTTGTCAGCAGATCAGCGTTTAGAGTACTGGTTGAGTGTCTGGAAATGTTTCATGTTCCCGGCCCATGACACCACAACAACACCATTAGCCTTGATACGGCAGAACCTACCCATGGAAGACCTGCTACCCGCATACACCCACTGACCTGGTTGCAACTTGTTGAGCTTGTCTTCTGTAGTACTGAAGATGTTGAGTGCTTGTTGATACTGCATGATGTTCCCCTATAAGATAATCTGTCTTGATCTAAGACAGTGAGAACATAATATCAATCTGATTATCTCCTGTCAACCGATAATACTTTTTTTTTACTAGGTACTTTCCCTAATGGTTATCTATACAGTACTACAGCATCACCGATCCTACCTGTCAACCTGTCCTACCTGTACCACCTGTCAACCTCTCTACACTGTCCTACCTGTACCTACTGTATATATAGTATAGGTAAGGATGTTCCTACCTGTACTGCAGACCCGACGGATGAGGAAGTGAGCGGGTGATCACCACAATCCTCCCTTTCATACGTTTTGGTCGATTCTTCTTACACGGGACACTGGCCGTTCCTGCTCTGCTCTAACCGCATCACTGCTTGATCTGTAGACCTGTCTGAGCACTGAGCACTGATCAGGATCGGTCTGGGCAGTACCACCGACAACCGTGCTACCATCCGAGCACAGCAGTAGGCCCAGGCGATGGGTCATGACCCCCGTGTAGGCGTGCACCCAACGCTTCTCCCCCCCAAGAAAAAACGGGTTGGATCTATGTTTAATCTAGCGCAGTTCTATAAATTCTGTAGTGAGTTAAAGATTGAGACCAAGGAACATGGTCTTAAGAAAATGGATAAACTATTAGGTACTCAGACATATATTATGGATGAGATATCTAAAGGTTTACAGGATGACATCCATTTCTTTGTGATATTGAAGGGTAGACAGTTAGGTATTACTACTATCTCTTTGGCATTGGATCTGTATTGGCATTTTGTACATCCTGGATTACAGGGTACATTGACGACAGACACAGAAGAGAACAGGGATATGTTTAGGAGTACCTTGTCTATGTACATAGATGGTCTCCCAAGAGAATATAAAATTCCTATGATTGCTCATAATAGGAATCATCTATCTCTCAAGAACAGGTCAAGACTGTTTTACCAGGTTGCTGGGTTGCGCTCTAAGGGGTCTCTGGGGCGCGGTAAGGCCATAACGTACCTGCATGGTACTGAGACATCCAGTTGGGGTGATGAGGAGGGCCTAGCGTCTCTCTTGGCTTCTCTTGCCGAGACCAACCCGCAGCGGTTGTACTTGTTCGAGAGCACTGCTCGTGGGTTCAATATGTTCCACGATATGTATGTGACGGCTAAGAAGGCTAGAACTCAGAGGGCTATCTTCTGTGGCTGGTGGCGTAATGAATTATATTCCGTGCCTGCAGACTCTGCGGTCTATAAAGTTTATTGGGATGGCAAATTAACTGGGGAAGAAAAAGAGTGGGTGAAGGACATCAAGAAGTTGTACGGTGTGGAGATCAACAGCAGGCAAATGGCGTGGTGGAGATGGAAGCTGCACGAGGGGATCAAGGACGATGCGCTGATGTACCAGGAGTTTCCTCCTACGGAAGACTACGCATTCGTGATGACTGGTACGAGCTTCTTCTCAAATGCCCGGTGTACTGATGCTGCCAAGGCTTCTAAGTCTTTAACGCCGGAGTGTTTCCGTTATGCTTTTGGGGCGTTGTTCCAAGACACGGACGTTCTGCGCTCTACTGAGAAACTTGGCACGCTCAAGGTTTGGGAGCAGCCGGTAGATTCTGCCTACTACGTCATCGGTGCAGACCCTGCTTATGGGTCATCCGATTGGGCAGACCGTTTCTCTATCCAAGTCTTCCGTGTTTACGCAGATGGTCTAGAGCAGGTGGCAGAGTTTGCCACTAGCGAGATGAACACTTACCAGTTTGCGTGGGTTATTGCCCACCTTGCCGGTGCGTACAAGAACTCTACGCTTAACCTAGAGGTGAACGGGCCTGGTCAGGCAGTCATCAACGAGTTGCGTAACCTCAAGAGGATGGCGTCTGCTCAGTCTGGTGGGGCTGGCAAGAACCTGCTAGACGTATTGGGTTCTATGTCCAACTACATCTGGCGTCGCAACGATACGATGGGTGGGCTTTCTAACTCCATAGGCTTCTTGACGACTAGCCAGACAAAGGAGAGGATGCTCACCTACATGAAAGACTACTTCGAGCGTGGTCTTATGGACATCAAATCTATGGACCTTCTTGACGAGATGAAGGGCATCGTCCGAGAAGGTGGGTTTATTGGTGCGCCCGGTCGAGGCAAGGATGACCGTGTTATTGCGGCAGCGCTGGCAACCGTCGCGTGGGCAGAGCAAGTACAGCCCCGACTCATTGCGATGCGACATACCAGAAAAGTTTCCCACGACGAGGAAGTCTCTACTCCTGAGCAACTCGCAGGTGGTCGCAACGTCTCAACCTACCTAAAACGGATTGGGCTATATGGCGACCCCGGCACGACACACTGACCTCACCATCGTTGCCATCTACGGGCATAACGACGGCTCTAGCGCGATTCCCAGCCTCGTACACAGCCTGCGGGAACTACCCGGTAGCAAAGGTCTGCTGATCTCGCCGGATCGCCCTGCGACCCTGCCAGACCACATAGCGTGGAAGCAGACTGCACCGCTGGACTACTACCAGTATTCCATCTTCTGTATGTACGCCCTGCAGCACTACATCGAGACTGAATACTGCTTGGTTGTCCAAGACGATGGCTGGGTTCTCAACGGTGAGAACTTCACGGATGTCTACTACGAGTACGACTATGTGGGCGCTCCTACCCACATGGGTATAAAAGGCGAGCAAGCGTTCTTCAACTTCACCTGGCAGACAGAGACAGATGTGACCGTTGTGCAGAACGGCGGGTTCTCTCTGCGTAGCCGCAAGTTCTTGCAGGCTCCCAGCAAGCACGGCATCTTGCACAAACTCTTTAACGTC